TGGAGGTACGACTTGAAAAGTTTATTAAGGACTATCCATCATTCCGCATTGCAACAGAGCTTGAAGTGGTCGAGGCAACTCGATACATTGTTAAGGCTTATCTATTTAAGGATGCTAGCGATGGCGTTGCATGGGCAACGGGATACGCTGAGGAAACAGTTACTACACGCGGGGTTAATCAGACTTCAGCATTGGAGAATTGCGAGACTTCGGCGATCGGCAGAGCACTTGCAAATGCAGGTTATGCGCCTAAAGGAAAGAGACCAAGCCGCGAGGAAATGAGCAAGGTCGTAGCTGCTAAGCCAGTTAAGCCACCTGTACAAGATCTCGTACCAGAAGATCAGGATTACTGGACTACTCCAGTGGGTCAGTACAACAAGGTAGTGGATGCACCGGTAACGCTTGAGAAGGCTATGGAGAATGTAGCTGCAATCATAGGCACAGCAGAGGCACAAGAGTCACCAAGCTGCAAGCATGGGGCAATGCGCTGGCGCGAAGGTGAGAAGAATGGCAAGGCATGGGGTGGCTACCAGTGCGCTCACATGAACGCTGGAGGCGTTAAGTCTGACTGTCCACCTGTCTGGTACACACTTAACTCAGAAGGCAAGTGGCAACCTCAGAAGGTGTGGGCATAACATGGGCTTTGTAGAATACTTTGATGAGACTACAGGCGTGTGGACTAACTTAGAAGATGTACCACTGTTCGACACAATTAACTGTCAGCTCTGTAATGAGCCTACAGAGGCGCATGACATTGTGGCAGAGATTAAGTTCAAGGATGATCAGCCCATTGTAGGTGCGTGGCAGTGTCGTAAGTGTAAAGCAGTCAATGGCTAGTCAAGCAAGGAAACACAGAGGCTTCCGAACAGAGCGCGTAGTCGCACAGTACCTATCGACTGTGTGGAGTGGTGCAACTGTTGGGAGAGGTAGTGGCAAGGATATTGTTAATGTGCCGTTCGATGTTGAAGTCAAAGCCCGCGCTGGATTTCAACCATTGGCGTACTTAAAGCAATTGAAGGCTCGTACATCCGTTTCGGGGGAACTCGGATTCGGAGTCATTAGACTCAACGGACAAGGTGAAGATGCGCGTGAGTATGCCGCCATCATCCGTCTAGAGGATCTTTTGCCACTGCTTACACTTAAATATGGTCATCTTACTAGCGAACCCACAGAGGCAGACATTGACCGCTGCACAGGCTGTGGGTCTTACATGATACAGAGGTGCTTAACATGCCAGCCTATGACTACAAATGCTCACGATGCGATCTTAGTCAAGAGATCTATCACGGATGGCACAGTCGACCAGTAATACTTTGCACTTACTGTAATGAGCCAATGACCAAGGTAATAGCAGCTACACCTGCTGTGTTTAAGGGCTCTGGCTTCTACTCAACAGATAAATAGTTATCCACAGAAGTTATCCACAGGGTAACTATAAGGAGATATTATGAAAGCGACACGCAGTCTGACCAGCACTTATATAAATGAACCAATGTCATCTGGTACGCTAACACAGCAGAGCCTCTCAAAGGCTCACCGCGAGCCCCTTAGGGGCGCAGCTCGCGGGGTGCTAGTAGCTATTGGGATAGCTCTATGCATTATGCCTAATGCAGGTGGCTCTAAACCAATGCAATATGTAACATACAAAGAATATGCTTTACATCTATTACATTATGATAAACAACAACATATATGTCTATTGAGATTATATGGTAAAGAAAGTGCATGGAATCCTAAAGCTAGTAATGGATCTCATTATGGAATACCACAAGGTAAGAGTGAGTGGCTTAAAGACCAAGATGGTTATGCTCAAGTAAGATGGGGCTTAGGATATATAGAGCATAGATATCAAACTCCATGCAAGGCTTATGATCATTGGAAGGCATACAATTGGCATTAGACAAGCTAAACTCCAGACGCTATAGAGAACAGCGTGAACGAGTGTTCAAGCGTGATGGTCGTGTATGCCAGCTATGTGGCACAGATGAGGGTGAGATGCATATCGATCATGTGATACCACGCAAGGTAGGTGGAGATCATTCATTAGATAATCTCAGAGTGTTATGTAAGTCATGTAACCTACGCAAGGGTGCCCTCAATGAGGGCGTTTTTTTAGCACGAGCGGCTACCCCCCCTGTCTTTTCAAGCAATACCTCCCCGATGCAGTCCGAGACGATGCTGGATAGTCCTTTTAAGACCCGACCCAATCCGAGTCAATGACAAACACGCCTAAAAAGAGCAAAGCCTTACGAGGGGCAACTAAGCCACGGCTTCACAGTCCACTTCTCAAGGGCGAAAACAAGCTGCAAGATGTAAAAGATCTATGCGAGATTGTTAAGATGCCCCTGCTTCCATGGCAGGAGTTCGTGCTCAAGGACATGCTGACTGTGGACAAAAAAGGGCTCTGGATTCGTAAGACAAACCTGATTCTCGTGGCTCGACAGAACGGCAAGACCCACTTAGCGCGTATGTTGATCCTCGCTCACCTGATTAAGTGGAATACCAATGTGCTCATAATGAGCTCTAACAGAAGCATGGCTTTAGACACCTTCAGACAAGTAACTCACCTATTGGAGACCAATGACCACCTCAAAGGATTCGTTAAGCAAATCAGACATGCCAACGGAACCGAATCTATTGAGATGCTATCTGGAGCAAGGCTTGATGTTGTGGCAGCAACTAGAGACGGCTCTCGCGGTCGAAGCGTCAACGGACTCCTCTACATCGATGAAGTCCGAGAGATCTCAGAAGACGGATTTAGAGCAGCAACTCCTACTACTAGAGCTCACCCAAACAGTCAGACACTTCTTACCTCGAATGCGGGAGATGCTTTCAGCACTGTACTCAATGACCTACGGGAACGAGCCATCGACTACCCACCTAAGTCATTCGGATTCTACGAGTACTCAGCCCCTCAATATTGCAAGATAGACGATCGCAATGCATGGGCTATGGCTAACCCCTCAATGGGGTACACAATTACCGAGGATGCGATTGAAGAGGCGATTGCGACTTCACCAATTGAAAACACTCGCACAGAGACTCTTTGTCAATGGATCGACTCCCTAAGTAGCCCATGGCCGCATGGCATTCTAGAGGAGACTAGCGATAGCACCCTAGAAATGGCTGTAGGTGCTTATACAGTATTCGGCTTTGATGTTAGCCCTTCAAGGCGCAATGGCTCTCTTATTGCCGGTCAATTGCTTCCAGATGGTCGCATCGGTATCGGCATCCTAGAGACTTACAGCTCGCAGGTAGCCATCGATGAGTTAAAGATGGCGGCCAGTATAAAGGCGTGGTGTGACATCTATAAGCCTCGCATTGTCTGCTTTGACAAGTACGCGACACAGACGATTGCAGATCGCCTAACTAACTCAGGCGTGGTCTGTGAAGATGTATCAGGGCAGCAATTTTACAAAGCGTGCGGGGATCTTCTTGAAGGTCTGGTAAACCATAGGGTTGTGCACAATGGGCAAACAGAGTTTATCCAGCAGATGAATAACTGTGCAGCTAAGGTTAATGACAGCGCGTGGCGCATCATCAAGCGCAAATCAGCAGGTGACATCTCTGCTCCCATTGGCATTGCCATGGCAGTTAGTAAGCTCATGATCCCTCAGCCTAAGCCACAGATTTATACTTAGACACGCCCTAGCATGTTGTCTAATTACTTGACAAATGCTACACTTTATGACTATGGGTCTATTTCGCAAAGCTGAAGCAACATCCAATGAGAATGAGCGTTCATCGCTTAAAGCGCAATACGCCCCTCAAATTTTAGGCGATCAATTCCTGCCTTATAATAATTACTACACAGTATCTTCAATGGCTCGTCAAGATGCCATGACTGTGCCAGCAATCAAGCGATGCCGTGATCTTATTGCGGGAACAATCGCCACAATTCCGTTAGAGTATTACAAGAAATCAACTGGCGAACATATCGCTGCACCGCGATGGGTTGAACAGCCTTCACTTAATCAGCCACGCTTCGTCACAATCCTATGGACTGTTGACAGCTTGCTTATGTACGGCACAGCCTTCTGGCAAATCAAAGAGACTTACCAAGAAGATGGAAGAATGGCAAGAGCTGAGTGGATTGCTAACACTCGCGTAACATTCGACACAGATTTCCCTTCAACTATTGTGACACAATATTATGTTGATGGAGTGCCAGTACCGATGTCAGGTATCGGATCACTTATTACATTTCAAAAGGATGAAGGTATCCTTAACACTTCTGCTCGCACTATTCAAAGCGCGATAGATATTCATAGAGCTGCTGCTATTGCTGCTCAGACTCCAATGCCGTCTGGATACATCCGTAACAACGGAGCTGATCTAGATCCTAAGGAAGTTCAAGGATTACTCGCTGCATGGAAAAATGCTCGCCTCAATCGCGCAACTGCATATCTAACTTCTACTCTTGAATACAATGCAACATCTTTCTCACCTAAAGACATGATGTATAACGAGGCAATTCAAAACAGCGCAACAGAGATTGCTCGCGCTTGTGGAGTACCGCCTTACTATCTTTCTGCTGATCAAAACACAACAATGACATACGCCAATGTGCAAGATGAACGCCGTCAGTTTATCTGGATGATCCAGCCCTACATTTCAGCAATAGAAGCTCGTCTTTCAATGGATGACATTTCTACTGCTGGTCACTATGTCAAATTCGCAGTAGATGACACATTCTTACGCACTAACCCTATGGATCGCTTGCTAGTAATCGAGAAGATGCTTGCACTTGGTCTAATCACTACAGAGCAAGCCATGGAAATGGAAGATCTATCTCCTAACGGAATGGAAGAATAATGACAACCTTATACATCGAAGCAGCATCAATCGAGTGCAGCGAAGATCGCCGTGAAATCTCAGGAAAGATTGTCCCAATGGGAACAGGCGAGATTGGCAATACTAATCTTGGAGCTTATGTCTTTGAGGCTGGATCAATTGAAATCGCTGACCCATCTAAAATCAAATTGTTATCACAGCATGACATGAAAAAGCCAATCGGTCGCATGACTGCTTCAGAAGTTCGCGAAGATGGACTTTATGCAACATTCAAATTAAGCCGTAGCACCGGTGGTAATGATGCACTTGTCATGGCGCAGGAAGGTCTTGTCACAGGTCTTAGCATTGGTGCAGAAGTAATTGCATCAAAGCCATCACGCAATGGTCACACAGTCGTTACAGCGGCTTCTCTAAAAGAAGTCAGCCTTGTCACAGAAGCGGCATTTAAGTCAGCCGCAATTACAGAAATTCGCGCAGAAGAAAAATCTGTTGTCGAAGAAAACCCAACTACAGAAAGCGAGACAGCCGTGGAAGAAACCACTCCAGCAGTCGAAGCAACACCTTCAGTAGAGGCAGCGGCTGTCGAGGCTGCTCGCCCAACTGTTACAGCAATGTACTACACAACACCACGCATTAACACAGCTCCAGAAGTATTTTTGGAGAATGCAGTACGCGCACAGTTCGGTGATGAGAATGCTCGTCAATACCTACGCGCTGCTTCAGATACAGACACAACAGATGTTGCAGGTCTTGTACCAACACGCCAGCTAACAGAGATCATCAACAATAAGTCAACTTCAGGTCGACCATCAATTGATGCAATTTCAGCAGGCACACTTCCAGATGCAGGATTCAAGTTCCAGATCCCACGCGTTAAGGCCGTTCCAACTGTTGCAGAGACAGCAGAGAAGGCAGCATTTTCAGATACTCAGGTCGAGATCGAGTACCTAGATGTAGATGTCAAGAAGTACGCAGGAATGCAACTATTCGATGTTGAAGTCCTTGACCGCACATCACCTGCATTCTTCGCAGAGCTACAATCACTCATGGCAGATGCTTACGCTAAGGCAACAAATGTTGCAGTACGCACAGCAATCCAGACAGGTGCTTCAGCAGATGGCACAGCAATCACACTTCCATGGGATGGCGCTGAAATGGCTGGCTTTATTGCTCGCGCTTCAGACTCAATCTACACAAACACACTTCGCTTTGCACAAAGCGTAATTGTTTCTCCAACACAATGGAGCAACATCATGGGCATGGTAGACGGACAGAATCGCCCTCTATTCATCGCTTCACAGCCACAAAACGCAGCAGGTTCAGTATCACAGAGCCTACGCGGATCTCTACTAGGTCTTGATCTATATGTTGACTACTCACTCACAGGTGTAGCTGACGGATCAATCATCGTAGTAAATCGCGATTCATACACATGGTACGAATCAAATCGCCTACAGCTACGCGCTGACAAGGTTGGTACTGGTCAGGTAGAAGTCGGATACTACGGCTATGGCGCAATCGCCACCAAGGCAGCAGCAGGCGCGTTCAAGTTCAACAACGCAGCTTAATCTAGCCAACTAAGTACGCTCTGAGGGGTAGTAGCCCTCTACCCCTCAGAGTCTTTAGAAAGGAAAAGGAATGGCACTAACTACAGTAGCAGAGCTCCGATCAACACTCGGAGTCGGTACGCTGTACCCAGATGCCACCTTGCAGGAAGTGTGTGACGCTACAGATGCAGTCCTACTTCCAATGTTATGGGCTAACACAGAATTCGCTATTGGTCACTCTAATGTTGGCACAGTAGGCACAATGTACTTCGACAAGAATGTCGAGATGATTTACTATGTGGGTCAGACTGTAGTTATCACAAATGCAGGATCTCACTTCAATGGCAACAAGACAATCACAGGCGTTCATGGTCGCACTTTTACAATTACTACAAACCATGTAACCGATACGCCTTACCACCCATTTAATCCTTTTGCTAATGTCGCAGCATCAACCTATGTTGACTGGGCAGAAGATAAAGCAGTTCAGCAAGCAGCTTTGATGATATCTGTTGAAATCTGGCAAGCCCGTACTGCTACCCTTTCGGGCAGTAACCTTGTCGATTTCCAGCCAAGCCCTTACCGCATGAGCGCACAGCTCTTGGCTAAGGTGCGAGGATTGATCGCTCACGCGCTAAGCCCTAACTCGATGGTGGGCTAATGCCAGTTGCCATAACCACACTTCGCACCACTTTAGCAACTGCCCTAGTCAACAATGCTAAGTGGCAGACCTTCGCGTTCCCACCTGCAACAGTACTTGCTAACTCTGTAATCGTGTCTCCAGATGATCCTTATCTGACACCTACAAATAACCAGCACATTGGCATTAGCCCAATGGCTAACTTTAAAATCGTGATGACTGTGCCACTCTTTGACAATGAGGGAAACCTTAACGGAATAGAGGACACAGTAGTTAGCGTGTTCGCACTACTAGCAGCATCATCTTTGACATATAATGTAGGCGCAATCAGCGCACCTAGTGTTCTCAACGCGGCAAGCGGAGACTTGCTTAGCTGTGAGATGTCCGTATCAATCCTAACGAGTTGGAGCTAACCATGACCGACATGGCACAGTGGGAAAAAGAGAATGAAGCTTTCTTGATCAAAATCGGTCAGGGAAAGCCAGCAGCACCAAAGCCAATAACCAAGAAAGAAGAGGAATAATCCGATGGCAGTTTATTTAGCAAATACAGGAGTTCTAACTGTTAATTCGGTAGATCTCTCAACATTGGTCACAAATGTGGTCATCAACCGCAGCTTTGACGAGCTTGAAATCACAAGTCTTGGGGACTCAGGGCATCGTTATGTAAAAGGTCTAGAGGCAAGTTCGATTTCAATCGACTTCCTGAATGACTCAGCATCAGCTAAGACACTTCAGACATTGAACAGCACATGGGGCACAAGCGTTACTGTGACTTTCAAGCAAACATCTGCAATCACATCTGCTGAAAACCCACTTTACACAATGACATGCTTGATCAATAACACAACACCTGTAAATGGTGCTGTTGCTGATCTATCAACACAGTCTGTAACATGGAATGTTATGGGCACAATCGCAATCACAACAAGCTGATAACTAACTAACTAAGGGGCAATCTCATGGCAAAGCTAAAAATAGTACGACAAGATGGAAGTATTGTTGAAGGAGAAATTACTCCAGCAGTGGAATATTTTTTCGAACAACAGACTAAAATGGGTTTCCACAAAGCGTTCAGAGATGAAGAGAAGCAGTCGCATGTTTATCTTTTGGCTCATGAGGTTATCCGCAGGTCAGGTGAAACTGTCAAGCCTTTCGGGATGGAGTTCATCGAAACACTAAAAAGTGTTTCGGTTGAAGATTCCGACCCTTTGTCTTAAAGCGAGATCTGCCATTCACCTACCTAATAGCTCGTCTTAGTATTAGGTTGCAGATCCCGCCACAGCAATTATTAGAGCTAGACCGCACAATGCTTGATGCGTTGTTCCAAGGTCTTACAGATGAAGCAAAGGAGTCAGCAGATGCCAGTAGAGTTCGCAGGCGTAGATGAACTCCGCAAAGCCTTAAAGGCTTACGCTCCAGATCTAGACAAAGCTCTAAAGAAAGAACTCAAAGGGATTGCGGAGCCTGTGGTCAATAAAGCCAGAGGCTACGCTCCTGCCCTTCCACCCCTTAGCAACTGGGGTCGAGAGGGTGGTCGATTCCCTTCATACAATGGCGCATCCGTTAAAGCTGGTATCCGCTTTAGCACAGCAAGATCGAGAAAGAACAACCGAGGCTTCTCCTCAAGTATTCGCATCGTGAACGCTACAGCAGCAGGTGCAATCTATGAGACAGCAGGGCGCAAAAATCCTTTTGGTCAGCCATGGGCAGGCAATCGCGTGGGTGCATTAGCGGGTAAAAAGTATTCTCACTCTATCAACAAGTATGCAGGGCGTGATTTTATTGCTGCCATGGGCGGCGAGATGAAGGGCAAAGGCGCAGAAAAGGGTCGACTTATCTATCGCGCTTGGGCAGAAGATCAAGGCAAGACTCAGGATGCCATGGTCAAAGCAGTAATTAGAACCAATGCTCTTTTCCAATCTAAGACAGGCGGAGCAATCACTCGCGGTGTTAGGAAGGTTGCATAATGGCTCAGTCAAATATCGACATTAAGATTATTGCTGAGTTCTTAGGCAAAAGCGCATTTAAGCAAGCAGACACGGCAGCTAACAAACTTAATAAGACAGTCAAATCTTTAGGACAATCTTTCGGTGTTGCTTTCGGTGGAGCCGCTTTAGGCTATGCCATCAAGTCTACAATTCGTGACTTTGCAGATGCAGAGCGTGAGACTCAGCAATTAACTAACACAGTTAAAAATCTTGGGTTAGCCTTTGCCGCTCCCGAGGTTGATGCCTATGTGCAGAGCATCGGTAAACTTTACGGGGTAACAGGCGATCAGGCAGTGCCAGCAATGCAGGCATTACTAACTGCAACAGGATCGGTGTCACGATCTACCAAGATCATGAATGTTGCACTTGACCTTGCCGCTAGTCGTAATGCCGATGTCGCATCGGTGGCTAAGGATCTTGCAAGTGCCTATGTAGGCAACACTAAAGGACTTAATCAATACAAGTTAGGTCTTACAAAGGCTGAACTTGCTGCTTTATCTTTTGATGAGATCTTAGAAAAGATTGGCTCTCAGACATTAGGGTCAGCAGATGAAGCTGCTAAAACTTTAAGTGGTCAGTTAGCCATTCTTTCAGAGGTTACCAACCAAGCAAAAGAGCGCATTGGTGGCGGATTAGTTCAAGCCCTTGGTGGTCTTTCTGGACAGAACGGCGCAGCAGGCGCGGCAAAAACAATTGAGAACCTGTCAGTCAAACTTACAAACGCTATAACAGGCTTTGGCTATTTAGTGCAAGAAGTCAAGGTTGCACAGCCTATCTTGGTTGCAGCAGGTATTGCCATCGGTCTTGCATGGGCTCCATGGTTTACAGCAATTGCAGCAGCAGGATTAGCCATCGGTGCTATCGGCAACGCGATGAAGAAGAACACCCCTAAGACCCCTCTTAATACAGGCAATCTATTTAACCAAGGTAAATTGTTTTTTCCTACTGGCGGAGATGCTGGATACAGTAAGCGCAAGGCAGAAGAAAAGAAAGCAGAAGAAGCGGCAGCAGCTAGAGCCAAAAAGTTAGAGGCTATGGCTAAAGCCTCTGAGAAGGCACAGAAGGAAAGCCTAAGACTTGCTAAGGCTAAGGCAATCTTTGACCTGCAAAAGATCCAGATCGAGGCAGCCCTTAAAGGTAAACTGTCAGAAGAAGATCGTATTCGCCTAAAGTTACTTCAAGCCATCGAGGAAGAAAACCTCAGTAATGTTGAGAAGTACGAGAAGGCATTAGAAAAGGCTCAGGACAAGGCTAAAGAGCTTCAAGCGGCTTTAGATAAGGTCAAGGCTGTAGAGGTTAAAGATCCTTTCAGCACATGGAAAGTAGATCCGCTTACTACTGCCATCACTGGATTAACTGGCGCACTTGGTGAAGTACGCACAGGCATGACATCCACCGGTGTTGCTTGGTCAACAGTAGCCGCCAGTATTGCAGCTACTGAAATTAAGCCCAACCTTAC